CGCTCCCACTTACGCCACCACTCACGTTTAATTAAAGACCCTTCCTCACTAGTTGGATTTTGCATCCACTGCGCGTTCCACTTACCTAAAGATAGTGAAGCTTTAACAGATTCTAATTCTGCAAGTTTCCAATACTCTGGCCATACAGGTTTATTACTTGGTAGTATTGCAGGAAATTCTATAATCTCCCACTGGTCAGATTTTAATCCTTTTTGACTTTTTAATAACATCCCTGTTAGATCTTTCATATTCCATCTTGTCATTACAACTACAATAGTTCCGCCCGGCTGCAAACGCTGACGTGGACCTGACGTGTACCATTCATAAGCACGTTCCATGCTTGACATGTTTAAGGCATCTTGCTCAGAGTGTGGGTCATCAATAATCAATAAGTCCGCTCCACGGCCCGTGATTGCTGAACCGACACCCGCTGCATAATATTCACCGCCCTGTTCAGTCTCCCACTTACCAGCCGCTTGACTATCCTCTCTTAGTCTAGTTTGAAATACTTGTTTGTACTCCTCGGAATCCATAAGAGTTTTAGCTTTACGTCCAAAGCGGATCGCGAGTTCTGTTGTGTGAGTTGATTGGATAATTTTTAAATTCGGTCGACGGCCCACCATCCATGCAGGAAGAAGAAAAGATGCAAACTCAGATTTTGTGTGCCGAGGTGGCATATTTATAATTAGTCTTTTTATTTTACCATTTGCAATATCATTAAATTTTGAAGCAATTTCTTTGTGGTGTCTACCTTCAATAAATTCAGGCCATACGTGTTTGACAAAAGTTAAGAAATCATCGTGGACCTTGGATTTGGTTTTTTTCTCAGAGAGTTTTAGTGCAAGTTTTAAAAATTGTTTTTTAACGTCAGGAGGTAATCTGTTTAGTTTGTCTTCATCCATAAAAAATTTTGTAATATTTTTTTGTAATATTTTTTTAACACCCTTTTATTCTCATTTTGATTTTATACCATGTCTATGTCTAAATCCAACCTTATATACTAAATTATTTAGAGACTCCTACGCAAAAGGGGTGGTGGGGGGTTTGTTTTTATAGATACATGCAAACCGGTAGGGACCCCTCTGGGGTGGGCCCGCCCGCAAACAGGAATAAGGCACGCGCACCGCGATTGGGGTGGGCCCGCCCGCGCACAGGAATATGTGCGAGCTATGCAGTTATTGCATGGGATAATGTGGGATAGTGTATGTTGTTAGTGCATACGTTCTAAGGTTGCATTGTGTCCGCTTTCCGCTGTTGATAATCCTGCCAAACATCATCTTCAATTTCACTGGCGCAATTAATGCAAACTTTGTTTTCAAAATCGGTCCACTCATCCGGCTTTGTAAATTCCTCACACGTTGAACAGTGCCAGTCATCAGTTAAATTTAATTCTAATTGTTTAGTCATTCTCACTCCTTTATTTGTTATGGGACAATCTAACATGGATTGTCCCATAATGTCAACTATTAATTTATAGTTTCATCTATTGGTGGAAGTGCCTTAACTTCCTTGCTCCAGCTCAATCCATCCTTTTTAAGATTGTTTTGAAGTTTATCTTTTAAACTGTCCGGGCTTCCTGCTTCCATTATTTCTTTATAGGAAACCTTTTTATTATCTTCCAGCATTTTTAAGATCTTGCCTTCCTTAGTTTTATTGATTTGCTGTCTTGCATATTCACCAGCCCAGTCTCTTATTTGTTCCCAGCAATCCTCGGGCGTGATCCTATTTCCATAACTAGATAAACCAAAGTCTTTTTCTTTAAACTTATAGTTAATATCTTTTTTGGCTTGTTTGGTTTTATTAAAGAACCTAGCGGCTTTACTCATTTTACTTTTAACAGTATCGATAGCCAATTGTAGCTCTTCAATTATAGGTGTTGCGCCTATCTCATCTGCCAAGTTTTTTTCTGCAACTTCTATCGCTTCTGCTTCAAGTGCTTTAATCTTTAATTCTGCGGCTTGAATTAAAGGGTTATATGTTTCGTTTAGCTCGGAAACAAAGTGGTCCCGTTGCCATTTTTGCATTAGTGGTTTTGTCATTCTCACTCCTATTGTTTATTTATATTATGGGAATTTATATCAGTATAATTTAATCTTGTCAACACATGTGTTGATGATAGTTTATTTTTTTTCTCTTTTGGGGTGGGCCCGCCCGCGAACAGGAATATGGTAGGTACTAACCACCATCCCCAGCCACCGGCCAAGGGTAGCATATAATCCCATAACAGTCAAGAAGTTTATTTTTATTTATTTAATTTAATTAGTTGATCATATGGGAATATATGTTATTAATATTTATTAACTAAAAAGGAGCAAAAAAAATGAGTACAACCGAAACAATGAAAGAACTAGTTGAAACTTGCAAACTATTAAAAACGTTTGTAGATTTACAATCTTCTAGAATAGATATACTTGAAGAGTATAAAAAAAAATCAGATAAAATATTTTCTAGATATCAAATGACCGCGGACAGCGTTGAAGGGGTCCCATTCCCTGAAGTGGAGGCAAAACAATAATGTCAATATTAGAAACAATTATAATTTTTGAAATTATGTTATTTATACAATACATGATAACATCATGAAAGTATCAGACGCTAAAAAAATAACTGGTTCGCTAACGCGGACCAGTAAAATGCCCGGCCTATCCTATAGCCTGCCGGCCTGGGAATGCAAAACCGGCAGCAAATTACGTAAAATTAAAGGCAGCGTTTGCGCTAGCTGTTATGCGCTCAAGGGAAATTATACAAGATACCCAGCAATTAAAGACGCGCAATATGTAAGACTCGAAGCGTTGAAGGACCAGCGCTGGATCGCGGCCATGGTGGCCCAAATCATAAGACAAAAATATTTTAGATGGCACGATGCCGGAGATATCCAGGACCCTGTCCATCTTCAAAAAATTTTTAGAGTGTGCGAGCTTACACCGGAAACAAAACACTGGATGCCAACGCGCGAGGCGCAATTCTTAAAAGATATAGACCCGGCAACAGTTCCAAAAAATTTAATTATTAGAATGTCTTCTCACATGGTGGACCAGGGGCCAGTTAATTTTTGGCCTTGGACGTCGACCGTGACAAGCGGGCAGGTTTCGACCTGTCCGGCTCCCAAGCAGGGCGGCCAGTGTAAAGATTGCAGGAGCTGTTGGGATAGGTCGACAGCTAACGTCTGTTATGGTAAACACTAAAAATGGACTGGAAACATCCCACTTATTACAAAGCGCTAGAAAAGCAGCGAAAAGAATTTGAAGCGAGCGAGCGAGCACAAGCCGACAAGCGTGCGAGCGAGCGAGCCAGCAAGCGGAAGGTTACGAGCGGTTCGCGAGCAAGCAAGAAATAATATGACCCCAATCGTCTTGGGCCACAGGCGGGACTTCTCGATGGTCCTCAAGCAGACCGAGGATCGAGGAGCTTCCATAAAGTTTTATGGACCGAGGACCGGCGTCCTGGCCTTGTCCAACCAAAATGAAATTACGTTTTGTCATGGTCGAATGGAACAGTATTTGATGGGGTGAGAACCTTATTTTTTTGTCATGAATTAGCTTTAGTTCTACCATAAAAAAACCACAAGAATCATGGTATCCCAACAGATCCGGTGTACCAAATGATGACCAAGACTCTAGTCTTGTCCACTTAATTTCAGGTGTATTTTTCTTTAAAAGTTTCCAAAGGTCAGACTCTTTTTTCATCGTGCAAACCTCTATTTAGAATCATTCTCATGTGTGTTGACTTGTACGCCTACTTACGATATAAGTCAAGTTATGGGAGTGCCAGCTAAATTAACAGAGAGACAAATTAAGTTTGCAGAATTGCTTGTTTACAACGAGGGACGTATGTCGCCTGCAGAATGTGCAAAGGAAGCAGGCTATAAAACTAGACCTAGACAGGCAGCTAGTGAGTTAAGAAATCCAAAAATATCTCCTTTGGTTGTGCGTTACATTGGTGAGCTTAGAGCAGAGGTCCAAGAAAAATATGGCATATCATTTGAAAGACACATAACAGAGCTTGCAAAAATTAGAGATGATGCGAGAGCTAAAGGTGCCTGGAGTGCTGCAACAAATGCAGAAGTAGCACGAGGTAAAGCCGGTGGATTATATGTAGATCAGAAATTAATTATGACTGGTAATATAGATAATTTATCAGAGCAAGAGCTAGAGTCTAGAATGAAAGATATTTTAAAAGATCACAAAGACATTATAGAAGGTACAGCAGTAGACATAACAGAAGAATCATCTGAGTTACCAGAAAAAACAGAAACAATAAATTAAATTTTCGGCTTTGAAATAGTAAGGATAGTTTTAAATCTTTTAGGTTGGAGAGGTGTTTTAATTCCTTGTGGATCGGGTCCTTTAACTGGAGGTATTTGATTATGTTTAACATAAGGCATATTTTTAGTTAATGTAGGATTTTTTTTCATAGCCAATAAGCTTCTATATGTGTGTAGCCATTTTGTTTGGCCCAGTGACATCTGTTTCCGCCCTTGGGAACCTTAATGTAAGGCTTACATCTACCATTGTCAACACGTGTTATTTTTATTGGATCTTTCATACCTTCTTTGTCAAAAGAATCTTTTAAATAAGTATTATATCTTTTAGTCCTACCATTCATGGTTTCAGGATTATAATTATCTCTAAGTTTTAAATTTGATA